TATCATCACAATCATTCCAATATATTTGATAAGGATTTCCAAGATAAAAAATCTTTCCATTATTAGAACGAGTGTGATAATGACCAGAAAAAACTCTTTTAAATCTTGAAAAGATTTGAGGATCTAGTCCAGTTTCTTGAACCATTCCTCGATACATTGAGAATCCACTTAATTCTAAATGCCCCATAACAACTGTTGCTTTAGTGCTGTTAATTAACCTCATTGTAATATCTTCATTTTCTTCATTAATCCAAGGAATAAAAAGAATTTGAAGATCACCAACGACCAACTCTTGTGGATTGTGGATTTTAGTTACATTGTCATACTTATTTAAAATTGCATTAATCGTATTAAACTCATTTGTATTTTTATAATATGCTGTATGATTTCCAACCACTGTCCAAACATGGACTTTCATTTTTTCAAGTTTATCATAATAATTTCTTTTTGCCCAATCAAGACTCCACAAATCAATGACTTTACGATTATCGAAGGTATCTCCCAAATCAAAAACCATTGAAATGTTTTCTTTTTCTAAAGTAGGGAAAAAGATTTGATCATAAAATTTTTGGAAGTACTCATGATAAATTTTACTTCCTTTTTTAAGACCGAAATGTTGGTCAGTAATAATAGCGACTTTCATCAGTTATAAGTCATTTTTTGATGGACATTGCTCTTAATAGTATTATAATCCGAATCACTAGAATCTAAAATATTTCCATCCGACACAAACACTTCATCAAATCCAGACTGTTCCAAAATTTTAGTTTTAATATCTAACTGACGCTTTTCTTTTTCAATTCTACGAAGAAACGCATAGTAAATGATCTGAGTAAAATATGCAAAAGGATTTCCACGATTAATATCAAAGTTATCAATATATTGAACACAGTTCTCCACACCATCACAAATCATATCCTCTCGGAACATGTAGTTGACAAAATTTGGTTTATATGATAAATGAGTGGCAATCTTAAGAAAACACTCACCAATGTAATGTGGGATACGTGGTCGTGGAGATCCACGATCCTTTGCTTGATTGACTAAGTATTTGAAATCAGACAATGCCTGAAGAAACTCTTTATTATTGACGTAGTGCTCAGCGTTGGATTTCTTTTTAGCCATGATTAAGTCTGTAAGTAGTTACCATTCTAACATAAATGGGGGGACTTGACAAGACCCTTGAAAACTGCTAGAATAACTCTGCTAAGGTTAATAAAAATATATCTATTAATTATTAGAAGATTTATAGAGTTTCTCTAAGTCTTTTCTAAAGTCTTCTAACTTTGATATGTACCCCATACTTTTAGTAGGTTTAACTTTGTTTGAACCTAAGAGAGATTCTTTTACATATTGATCATGAACTGATATTATCTTTTCATCTGTAACTTCACTAATAGTAATTACATCATCCATATCAATAAAGAACATTGTCTCTCCACAGAATTTGATCCATGGTTCCACACGTACTACGGTTCCTATTGGAGTTTCATGTTCTTTCATAATAATTGGATTATCTAAAATTAAAATAAAAGAATCTTCATCTTCACATGCACACACATTGCTGATGATTTCTTCACCTGTCTTTAATTTTAATACTGCTAAGAAATCGTCTTCTATCATTTTTTCATATTAACTGTAACAATTTCATAATTAAAGGATTCTTCATTATAGATTTTGATTCTTTCCATAAGATGATTGAGAGTATAATTTCTTAAATTTTTTAATGAAATGTCATCAGAGATGTCATAAAGAACTGCTTTTTCTTTCTGATTTCCTTTTCTTAATACCCTACCAATACTTTGAAGATTTCTAATTCTGGATTTAGATGGTGATGCAAAGATTACGTTGTGTAAATTTTTAATGTTAACGCCTGTACTAAATGTTCCGTAAGAAGCAATGATGATTGCATTATTTTCAAGTTCTGTAATCCTTCTTACCTCTTCACGTTCTTCAGCGTCAACACCACCATAAACAAAAAATACTTTACGTTCATCAGTTATGCTATTATTTATTATGTCATAAATTACCCTGCCATGGGTGTCAACCCTACTATACAGGATTAATGTATTCCCTTTAAGATCTAAGCTTAAATTTTTAATAAAATTATTTCTTTTTTGATGAGCTATCAAATACTGAATTTCATCTTCATAAGTATTAAATTTTTTACCTTCATGCTTTAATAATAAAATTTTAATGTCTAACTTTGATACGTGACCTTTATCAATTAATTCTTTTGTTTTGGTTACTTTGTACGAAGGCCCAAACAAACCTTCTAAAATCCACTTATGTGTTTGTGTTCCATCTAATGTTCCAGTAAATCCAAATCGATATTTACAATCCAAGAGTTTTGTCATAATATCAATCAATGATTTAGACTTAAACAAATGTGCCTCATCTCCAATTACAACATCAAAACCTGAATACCAATTTTTCTCCAATTTATAAATTGATTGCCAAGTTGTAATCGTTATTGGCATTTCATTATTTTTTTCTCTGCCAGAATAAATCCTGTGACAATAATTTTGAGCATCCCAACCATAGTCTTGGAAATCTTTAAACATTTGTTCAACCAGAGATGTTGTTGGAACAACAATTAAAATTGACAGTCCACGTTCTGCATAGTAACGTACCACAGAATAAATCATCAAAGACTTGCCTGATGCTGTAGGAGAAATCATCAATCCTCTATTATAACGCAATGCTCGATACACAGCATCTTCTTGATAATCCCTAGGCGTGTGCCTAGAAATTTTTTTCATGTAATCAGACACCCCTTCACGAGATACCATTTCATTTACTTCAAATGGTACACCATAAAATTTACTATCACGAAATTCATAGGTATAATTATGCTGCTCACAAAATGCAATTACTTTATCTAAAAGACCAACATATATTTCACCAGTATGTGTAGAAAATAATCTTATTTTCCCATCCCAAAATCTTCTTCGATACTGAGGCATAAATTTTGCGTTGGGTACTTCAAAAGTAAATTTATCTGAAAGTTCTTGTAATACGTGAGGTTCTGATTCGATCTTTAGATAAACTTCATTCTTTTTTGAAATAACTAAGTGACTCATCAACTATATCCTGCTGTAAATTGCATAAATTCGATTGCATTCTTAATTTGATAAGTTCTATTCAAAATTACCTTAAGAATGTCTTCAATATAATTTATCATCATTTCAAGATATTCATTTTTTGCTTTGAATTTATTTAATTTTTCATCGGCTTCCAAATAGCGACCCATAGTTTCCTTGTCGCGTATTTTGTATGGAAATGGATCTTCAGCGTAAATTTCTGGTGAAGCCTTTCCACCGTAATATTCGTACCTATCTCTTTTAATTTTACTCAATTCATACTGTACTTCTTTCTGTTGAATTTTTAATTGATTATAAATTTTATAATATTTTGAGTGTAATATTGGTATTTTAATAGACTCTAAATGTAAATTGTCAGGATCAATTACAGAATCTTTCTCCCACATTTCCTGAATAATTTCAAAATTCATAGAATAGCATCATTCATATTTCGTATTTGGAAAACCGTATACTTGAAAGTAACAGTCGCTGTAAAATATGTATAATCCGAATTAGTGGCATCAAAATCCAAAGTTGTTAATGAAGTTGGGAACATGTCCTTAAACTTAACTTGAAATTTTGGTTGGTAATTGCTATTTAAAATTTGTAAAACCCCATCAGAATATTGATTGTACATATCTCTACTATCTCTATCAGGATAGTAACGATCTTCTGCACGTAAATCATCAAATTGTTTTACATTTTCTGGATAGCCAAGTCCAATTAACCAATCGTAAATTGACAAATAATTTTCCATATTCTCATCAACAATAAATGATAAACTAAAATCTCCAAATTCAAGTTTATCGCCTGGGACAGGAATGTCTTTGAGATATGTGGGTTGTATTGCAACACCAAGATTAATTCCAGGAATCCCCGCTTTATTGCTGAAAAAATCTACCTTTGGATATTTTGTAAGAATAAATTTAAATCCAATAGGAGAAAGAAAATTTCTATTGGATACTTGATTTGGGAATGCCATATCTTTTATTTTTATTTAGATAAAAAAAGGGCTCCCGAAGGAGCCCCAGAAGATTCGGAGAGTGAATCACATCAAGTTAGTAACCTGTACTCTTCTGTAGTAACGGTTGGCGTTAACACGAAGAGCGCCTGAGCCTTGGTTAGTACCCTCAGCGAATGGGTTTGCAACCATTCCATAACGGGTCTTGAAGCCAATCTTAGGCTGGAAGGTGTCCTGACCAACGGCACGAACCATTTGGAGAGGAACGTATGGGCAATAGAAGAGACCAGCATCATAAGGATTCTGACCCTTGTAGCCGATAACGTAGTACTGCTGAGCAGAAACGTTAGCCGAATATGGATCGATATAAACCTTATACTTACCGTTGATAACACCAGCGAAGGTGTTACCAGTGTCATCAACATTAAGACCTACGTTGAGGGCAGGGGTGTAATCAAGTACACCAGCCATGGTGAGAGCAGACGCAACATCAGCAGAGCAGATGATGGTGTTGCCCTTTCCTCTACGAGTTCTTTGAGCGATAGCGTTAGCATCACGCTCTAACTGGAAGAGAAGACCTTTGAACTTCTCAACTGACCAACGACCGTTGGAGTCAACGTCGAGGTCGAAATAGCCTGCGGTAGCAGTGTTGGTCTGAGCACCAGCTTCAGCGATCTTGTAGATGGTTCTAACAACTTCTCTGTTGATTTCAGCGAGGATTTCAGTTGAGAGGATGTTAGCAAGCTCAGCTTCAGCATCAAGACCGTGGATAGCCTTGAGGTCTTGTGCAAGCTCTAAGCTGTACTCAGCCTTGAGTGCTCTTGACTTTGCAGCAACGGTGACTTTCTCGATCGAGAATGCCATTTCTGCGAAAGTGTTTGTTCCGCTATCACCGAGAGCTTCAGACTCTCCAGTAGCCATGCCACCACCGACGTTGTAATCGGTTGAACCAATACCAGCAACAACACCGATGTCATTGAGGATTGCAGGGTTGGAACCACGCTGAGTGGTTGTACCGATACCAGCATTAGCATCAGCGAAACCAGCACTAAGGGTCTGCTGCTTGTTCTGACCCGAGAATGCGGTATCAGCTTCGTTGAAGAATGCTTCGGTTCCAGACTGGTTAGCGTAACGGGTTCTCATCGCAAAGATAAGACCAGTTGGGCCAGTCATAGGCTGAACGCCACAGATATCATAAGCGATAAGCTGAGGCATTGAACGGCGAATGAGGCTAATTAGAACGGGGTCGAAACCAGCAACAGGACCAGTTGCAGCAGCAGTACCATAAGTACCACCACCGAAACCACCAGTTCCAGCTGACATGGTTGGGCTAGCTTCCGAAATAAAGCCTCTTTCTTCCTTAAGGAATTTTTCTTGGTTTTCTAGCAAGATAGCGGTAACGCTCTTCTTATATGAGTCCTTGATGGAATCAAGACCTTCACAATTTAGAAGAGGAGCCCACTTTTCTTGCAAATGTTGTGAATTGTACATTTGCGTGTTTCTCCTGTCTTGGAAAAAGTGTTTACTTTATAATCTTAAAATCACTTAGAAAATCTTGAAATTGCCTTTAGATAGGCATCCATTGATTCGGAAACAACTTCCGATTCAGTGCCAAGCATTTCGTCTTCTCTTTCTGGAGTAACTGGATTTCTTGGGAAGTATGACTCCCTTAGTGCTTCCAGCTTCTCACGATAGTCTTCCTCACTTACGAACTCAACACTTTCAGCCAGACTTGCGAGCTTGCTCTTCTGGGTCTCAGCGAGACCTCTTGAGACATCATAGAGAATTCCATCTGATACGGATTCGCTAAGTCTTTGATTTAACTGAATATTTCTTCCGATTTGCTCGTTGAGTCTTGATTCCATTTCATCAAGTTTTGAGACCATGCTCTCAAGTACATCGTATTTATCATCAGGGATTGAAACATAATGCTCTTCAAAAAGCCCCTTGAGGTTGGTCATGAATGACTCCGCAAGTTGGGCTTTGATGCCAGTCTCAACTTGAAGAGCATTCTCTTCAAGCCATTCACCAGCAGCGTACTCTAAATATGCATCTACTCTTTCGGTTAATTGTGCTTCAATAGCAGCAACATTTTCCTCTAGAGCAGCTTCATAACGCTTCTCAATAATTTGAGCAGCTTCAGCAACTTTTGCTCTAAGAGCTGACTCAAATACAAGAGTTGCTCTTTCTTTAAATTCATCGGAAAGATCTTCGTCGCCAAAGATTGCTTTTACGTCTTCTTCAACGCTAAACTCAAGCTCTTCCTCTTCACCTTCTTCTTCAACTTCAGGAGCTTCACCTTCTTCTTCAGTCTCCTCTTTTCTCATTTTCTTCATCATCTTTCTATCTTGAGCAGCATCTTCATGCCCCTCTTTCTCTGCCTTCTCTTCTACAATTTCTTCATCTTCATCATACTCAGCTTCTTCAGCTCTAGAAGCTTTAGCATTAACTACATCTCTAACTGTTTTAATGTTTTGTGTAGCATACTTAGAAGAATCGTCGGTAGAACGATAGTTATAAGGAGTAGGGCCTCCAAGATC